GGAGTACAATTCTATTACCATTCAAAATCCTTGTAACTACTGAGTTTATAGCATTAAAACTTTTAAAAGGTTGAGTAACAGTTGAGCAACGTTACAAAACTATAACAAATTTTAACGATTTATATAATATATACTATTATATAAATTTGGTCAAACATCCTACTATCTTACATAAAAATTTATGGCAACGTGTTCCATTTTGGAACATGTTCACATTAGTCCATCTGCTCAACTGACAACTAATAGTTGATAGTTGCGTGTATCCACCATTACACGCTATGGAGATAATTGGATCACCTCTCTATCGATGAATCACTACTCCGATTACTGCTCCCGCTCCCACCATCTGAGATAGGTTGCGTTGCATCCGTAGTCGTTTGATAGTTTTCTTGTCGTTCTCTATTTGCCCTTTCAATTCGGTCAATGAGTTCTGCATTTCTGACAAGGTAACTTCTTGCTTCATGGATAGCATTTTGGCTTTCATCAATTCGGTTTCCAATGTCGAGATTGTATTGTGCGCTGCGTTCAATTCTTCCCTTTGCTTCATGACTAAGGACTGTGCCTCGGTCAATGGAAGACTGGATGTCTCGATTAAGCTTAATGCTTTCTCGTTGTTGCTTTTCAATTCGTTCCACTGTGTTAAGGGAATCGTGATTGTTGCTTCCTGTTGGTTCGTGGAAGATGTACCAGAGGCAAAAGATGGAGAGGAGCACAATAGCACCGATAATATAATAAAGCTTAGGATAGCCAGTAACTGTAGACTTGATTTTTTCATACATATATACCCCCTATATATTACTTCCCCATTGCTGAGCGTAATATTTAGCTTTCATTCGTATTACATCGCCACCACTACCAGGTTCATCACCTTGGGTAACTACCCATAAGTCCCATCGTTCACATGTAGAATTAGGTCCGTATGGATCATGTGCGTAAAACCCGTCCATGTTATCCGCTGCCTCAGCATGGGTTAACACATTACTGATACTAGCAGGCAGTCCTAGGTCTACACATAATACTGCGACAACTTGCGCTAGCGTTTCAATTTGTGCGGCAGTCGGTGGGTAATCACCGAGGTCATTTACCCATTGAGCCCCATATGCGCAATCTAAGGATATGCCTATAGCTCTACCATTACGCATCCATGTGTGGCTTTTATGGTCTGTCAATTCACCGTCAATGTAAATATTTCCACACCCATCAATGTTGATGTGGTAATCATCAAATTGTTGGTTATATCGACCCGCAGTCCAGTGTAGGTATACTTTATCAATGTAACCCATAGCCCTACTGCAGTAGTCGTTTAAGTCGCTTAAACTAACGTTTATCATCCGCACTCCCCCTTTCCATCATAGGCGGTACCTTTGGTTGTTCTTCTAGCTTATCAGGTACGCCGTTATTATCCTTATCAATCCAAAGCGCTAAGAACCCTACAAGGGCCGTTAGTACGCTTGGTATAAAGATATGGTCAATAATGTTAATACCTGTGCTAATTAATTTCCCTGTTTCATCGGATACATACCCTGTAGCGAACGCCATTACATATTCGATGACTACTAACAATATAGGTACTAGCATGACGAGGACTAATGCCCTCGTCGCTAGCACACCTGTAGGGTGGATGTTGGCCACCCTAACAGATTTAAATACTTTCTTAGCGCTGTCCATGAGCCGAGGTGGTATGATCATGTAGTTCCTCCCTTAACTCATTAATTCGCTTTTCCATGGATTCTAGCTTCGTGGTTAACATCATGAAGGTAGCCTCCGATTTTACACGTTCAGCACGTGAGAGTTTCATATCCTCTTTTAACTCATTAAGAGTATCAAAGAGTGTATCCCACTTACTCGTGAAGGATATATTATCCTGTATTCGTTGTGCTTCCAGACGGTCTAATAGCGGAACTATCAGAAGCCGATATCCTGCACCTGCTACGATGCCTACGATAGTTAACGTCGTAAGCAAATCGTTCAGCTCAAACTGCAAAGCCCAGATGAGATATACACCCCCTTACTCTGTGCTAACTAATGATTAGGTATGGATTATAAATGTTCACTTTCGTATGTGCCGCCGTTCCATTCTAAGTGGTCGTCTAGTGTTACTCTTACACTTCTCTCATCTGTTGTGATGGATACCGTACCTTGGTCTACACGAGTTTCTAAATTTACGTTGCTAGGCTTTTTAATGATAAATGTTAAGCCGTCATATTTTTTAGTGGCGGTATCACTATCGAGTATTGTTTTTTGTGTTTCAGAAACGATTTCCAATACATCAATATCGGCTTTAGTCCATTTGCCTAACCAATTAAAGGAGTGTCCGTTATAATCAGCCAAACGCAATACTAATTTCTTACCGAATTTAGTGAATTTAGCCCCTGTTGCGTCTGTGTAAGTGTCATCCGCCACAGTAGTTTCAAGGCCTTTGATAGAGATAACACCTACTTCACGGTCTGCAAGGTCAAAGTAGGATACTTTGATATCATCTTCGCCAAACGCTTTGATAGGTACACGCATATTATCACTTTCAAATACACGTTTCTCACCGCCATTTACAGAGATCTTAAAGTTCGGTTCACCTTTAAGGTCTAAGAATTCTTGACCGGCTACTGGTTGGAAATATTCGAGTTGTTTGAATTCCACGTGGATAGTATCGCCTAAAATCTCTACTAGCTTAGCCAATACTGTATCTACGCTTGCATCAGGCAAGTATACGTTTTTATTTTTCAAAAGCTCAGCTGCTTTTTCGGCACTGCCCACATCCCCTTTAGGACCTTTTACGCTTTTAAGAAATTCGCCATCTTTCTTTAATATTTGAGCCGTCTCTTCCGCGCTACCTTTATCACCTTTAGGACCACGTAAGCTATCTAACCATGCTTGCTCATCACCTTTAAAGCCGTGAGCCACTGCGATAGCATAAGCAGATTTACCCAAGCCTTCCAACAATGGTAATGTTGTTTCTTTGTCAAATTTGATTGTTAAAGTATTGTTTGTTTCAGCCATGATAAGTTACCTCCCCTTTAATCATGCATAGAAATATCCGGAACGATCGTAATCGTACCTTGGCCAATTTTTAGCCAGTGGTCATCGTTATAAAGGAATGCGTCGTAGATGTAATCGCCTCCCTTTATTTTCTTCTCCGCTGACTCTTGGCCAGAAATATAAAACCTTACCTGTTTTGACTCTACCACAGAATGCAACTCTAATATCATATTGTCATATGGGCGCTTGCGAATTTTACAAGCGCCTTTGTACTGACTTAGGTCCATATCACTTTCTGGTGGTACTACATAACTGATAGAAAAGTCTTGTCCAGCGTGGAGTGTTAAATCTTGTTCGACCATATGTCCTCCTTTTTATCGTCTAATCTATGGTTTGTAACACTACTTTTTACCAATGACGAGAACGTATAGTTCCCCAAAGGAGATATGATGATGATAGCCATCATCATCCCGATTGCTGAAATAACGATACCATATCGATTGGCAAACAGCCCTGCGACCATTTAGTCCAATGGTTGGCTTAGTATCGTGATAGTTGCTCGATATATTAGACTGGAAATATATTGTGCAATCATCAATCCTTCGCCCATTAGCGATATCCCATTTTTCTCGACCATCGCTAGTACCTCCTGTTACGTCACTATAATCTTCTGTCATTTTATAGCCAACAGGGATAAACGTACATTGAGACTCTGTAAAGCCTTCTAGTAGGGGACAATAGTCGCCATGACGTACTTTGTAGATTTGTACGTCAATGTTTCTGATTTTAAACCCGGCTTGCATAATGGATTGAGCGTCAATACGAGAGCCTGTAATGTTAGCACCTACTATATTACCGTTGGCGTCAACTTTAAATGTACCGGTTTTATTTTGGATCGTACCGCCGATAATCTTACCGCCTGTTACTTCACCTAGGTTAGCTGAGATAGCACTTAAGGAGCTAACGTTTAGCTTGTCTGCAGATACTGCTTTGGCAGCGAGCATCCGTTTAGTAATGATATTATTGTCGAATAATGCTTGCCCTGTAACGTGCAGTAACTTACCGTCAATTCTTGTTCCTGTAGAGCTTAGATTGATACGACTGATTAGCTCATCACCATTTAATGCTTTTAATTTCAAGTCAATGCCGTCTTCTAATTGGCTGAATTGAGTAGCCATATTAGTAGTTAAGTTTTTAACTTGAGTAGAATATGCATTAGCAGTCTTTGTGAGCTCCTTAATCTTATCGTCCATAGCCTTAATGCCAAGAGATTCCTTGTCAATTAAAGCCGGGTCAATACTAGCCGGTACAGAGCTACCAATAATATTGGAGTATGTACCTTCGCCGAACACGTCAACATAGGCAACTTTTACATCAAATACACCTGGGTCATGCGGTATCATATTTACGTTTGTAATAACGAAATACTTCTCTGTGCCGATGTAGATATTAGCGCCTATACAAGTATCCGGTATGCTATCAAAGACCACGCTAACGCCTGTAATATTACCTTTTACTTTGACATTCGTCGGAGCTTTAGGAACTGCTGCATTATAGTCAAGTCTAAGCGCCGGACCGTAACCTTTAACAGGATTGTGTGCGTAAACGAATACCGCACCTCTACGAGCCGATAACTTAATTTCAGAGCGAATGTCTGTAGTCTTGGCTAATAGATTATTGGACTGTCCAACATTACTATCAAGTCGAACTTCGTAGTAATCGATGTAGGTATTCTCTACTGGGTCCCATGCAGCAGTGATCGTCTTACCAATTTTCACCTCACCTCGAGCCGGTGCTTTAGGTGTAGCCACACTCTCAGCGGATACACTCGCAGTAATACGAGCTTCAGCCTTACCACTTTCATTACCAGATGTATCAATAGCAGATAGCTTGAACAGGTAATTGCCAGTATTCGGAATGAAGTATGAGTAGGATGTACCGCCTATATGTTTAATCAGCACTACATCATTTCCGTCATATAAAGTGTAACCATGTAGGTCAGCCTCTGTATTAGGCTCCCATGATAAGTGAAGTACGCTACTATTTACTGCGTCCTGAGTCACCTTAAAGCCTTTAGGTGTAGCCGGTGGTATTTCCTTACCACTCACATACACTGCACGCTCTACTCCTTCATACGCAGCACCAGTATTATTGGTGCATACAATCTTAACGTCGTAGTTAACGTCGGTCGCTACACTTGGAATAGTTACGCTAGTAGCACTGCCATCTAGTACTTTGAACTGTTGCCACTCTTTAGCGGTAACAGGCTTGTAATACACGATAATATTTTTGGCCACCTTACCCCGTGGCAGTTGCCAAGTACCATTGATATCACAAAGTACAGTACCGTCTTTTAATGTCTTGACGTCAGCTAAGAGCACTAAGTTAATAACCTTAATTACATCAGACTTTGTTGTGTAGTCGATGATTGGTACTGATCCTTCATCACCGGCGTACAACTCAGGGTAGTACTCAATACAGGATATCTTACGAGTCATTTCAGAGTTAGACTTGCTAATGGATAATACCCTAAATGGTTTAGCTTCTTTTGTAGCTTCACCATAGGTGTATAAATCGTCGGTCTGAATAACCGCATTACTAGCAAGCGTTAAGGTCTTACCGGTTACACCAGTTACGTCGTAAGACTCTAAAGCATCCGTTTTAGCGTTACGCACCATGAGCCTATAAGTCTTACCTTGTTCAAAAGTAACCTCTCTATCAAGAGTTACTTTATTACCTACAGCAGACTCTACACGGCCACCTTGCCCCCAGTCCGTCACATCGTGTTGTAGTAGGATTACATCCCCTATCGTACACGCTATGGCGTCTGTGAAAGCCTCAAAGGTACAAGTACGCACCTCGTACTTATTCGCTCTTAGGTAGTGTTTAGCGTAATTGTAGGCTTGGTCTACATCCACACATCCCATGAGTTCGACTTGCGCTGGACTGGTGAGCGATGTAGTCACGTCATACTCTTCACTAAACACAGGAAGTACATCACGCTCATAGTCTTTTGCTTTATTGAGGAATGATACCTCGATAGCATTTGCCCTAGATGATGTAGCTTGGAACTCTTCCATAAAGGAATCCATTTTGATATTACCTACAGTAAATAGCTGAGTAGGTGTAGCAGCATAATCATAAATACAACTAAACCGAGTACCTAAAGGTATTACCTTACCTCTACCTACATTCTCAGCGTATTTAAGTGCATCCCATACTTGGCTAGCATTGTCATAAATGTAGTTAAATGTAATATGCTTCTCGTCGCACTTATCGGCCCACGCCTTAAATGCGTCATATACGAAGCGCTCACGAGGAGCACCTTTAACTACATACTCATCGCCAATCTTACGGCAATGATGAAGGATATCGTAGCAAGCCCATGCAGGATTATTAGCAGGCTTAGCTTCATACGCTCCAGTGTAGGTGTTAAATACCCATACTGTTTTACGCTCTTGAATCCAAGTTACGTTTGGATCATTACCATTTAATTGGTCAGTAGCTAGTGCCTTAATACCGATGAGCACCTTACCAGGATGAATAAAGTCATCGTAGACAATCTGAGTTAACTGTGACCAGTATACTTTGTTTACGTGGCGGTTAGAATTACCGTCCTTATGTGCACATCGCATACGGATTTCGTATTGCCCTGGTTCTTTTACATCGAACCGGAACACACGATAGATAGCTTTATTCGAGCTATCCTTGATAACGCCAGTATATTGGCTATTGTCGATAGACGTTCTTGAGTGACTGTTCCGTTTAAACCAACGATTATCTGTCTTTTCAAGCATAGCGCTTTGGCCACCATTGTTACTAATCGGTAATGGTATCCACTCTGCAGAGCCTACTTTACGATAGCCACCTTCAATAGTGACTGACGTTTCACTCAGTCCGCCCTTATCATTTGAATAATACAAACCATTAGGGAGTGATATAGTAACCTCTAACGCAGTAGATAAGTTACCTTGCGTTTGATGTATTGACCAGTCGTTGGTAAGCTCATACGTCAAAGGTTGGTCAGCATAGTTATCGTTAAAGTTAGGGATAATCTCTTGGTCATTCGTACCGAGTCTTACATCGAGTTGAACTTCCTTGTAGTTGCCGATAGGGTTACCGTTTAATTTAACGTCCGTTATAGCGTCAATAGGCCCCTCACCCGCACAGTATAAGAGGTTAAGATATTGCTTTTCACCGTCGCTCGTTACGTGGCGAGATATAAGCATACCGGCACTTTTACACTTACCATAGGTAATGGCTAAAGGATGACCTTGGCCAATAATAGTCTGTGCCCCTTGCCAACCATAAGTAGCGGACTGCTCTGTATTAGAGTTATCTGTCTTAGGTGCAGCTATTTTAGATATGATCGCGTTACCAATCATACCGATAGCCATTGCTGCTAACGTACGACCTAATACGCTAGTAATACCGAATATCGCACCGGAGGCAATACCGGCAGTCGCTATTGATAAACCAATAGATAATAAGATAGCGAATGCTTGCTTTTCAAGTTTAGGCAATACCACTACATAAGCTTCATCAGTAGGTGATGCGGTATCATCTACTAACTCACCATTTATGGAGTGCACCCATTCACCTGGTTCAGTGAAATATTGGTTTAGCTTTTTACCTTCAACAAAAGGCACAATGGTCTCTTGTTTAGTGGTAAGGTCGAATGGGTTTCGAGCAATTACTAATCTAATCATTTTGAGCCTCCTTGTGCCTGTACATTCCTAATATACGTTTTCTTAATCTGTCCATTGGTACGATACATACGCCTGCATATTCGGTAGAATGTATCATCTTACCTTCGCCTACATATACTGCGATATGATCAGCATTATTACCGTAGAGGTTCATGACAATTATGTCCCCTACTTCTGGCTCCTTGACTTCGTGCCAAGGAGAGTTCATATCTGGCCAATACGTTGCGTATGGCTCAAGCTGAATACCGGCTCTCTTGTACACCTCTACCACAAGCTCCCAACAAGGTAACTCTTTCCATGGAGTACCTACTAGGTTATTTAGAGTTAGATTCATATAATCCCCCTTGTGGTATTGTTGGTTCGCCACCAAATCTAACGCTATTATTTAACTCACGACAGCGTTTTAGAGTTTTATTACATGATTGTGCGTACCCTTTGTATCCGCACTCTACAGACTTAAATTTAAAAGGACAGTAGTCTTTCATTACTCGAACAGGCGGAAACCTACGAGAAAATGAGAAGTCTGTACCTAATGTGAACACTACCCAGTCTGCTTTAGATTGGGATGCATTAATGATGAACGTTTCTTCTAGTTCAATAATGTCCGGCAAGTTAGTATTGAATATTCGAATATTGACCTCACAATCTGTGAGGCCTTTATTCTTTTCTACTAACCGTTGGATAGTCCCGGTTACATTCGCTACAGAGAGTTTAACGTTAGGCATCTGCTTAGTGTCCTCGTTGATATCCTCTAGCTTGAATGGGAAGGCGGTGTACTTCTTGCCGGCTAAGGTTAAGTCCTCTGTGTTATTCACGAGGAGGATATTCCCTTCCGGATGGTGAAGTTCAATAGCCATTACCCATGCTCCAGTGGAGGATATCTTATTCTTTTCAATGATTGATGCAGTTGATAACGTTAACATCTACGCCTCCTGTAACTGAATTGACCCTACCCATATCCCATAATCACTAGCGGAGAAGTGGAGTTGGTCCGCAAACCTTACTCTTACCTTCGCTCGTGTCTCAGGATGTGTCCAAAGGAATATCTCTGCAGTATTAACCTGGTCAAAGAAATTCCTTAGCTTGATATATTCCGAAGTCGGTATCTTGTAATTTACTGAATACGATCGTAACGCTTTCGTAGTCTTGCGATGGGTTAACATCGTCATGTTTTCTACCTGAGCCTTACGAGTCACATCGGGTGTAGTTTCATCGATAGGGTATATTGGCCATCGAATATTCGGAAATTCTAACATACGCTATACTGCGGCTGCCTTAATGGCATCACGCATACCTCCTTTGTTTGTCATAAGACTAGATACTACTACATCAACTATCATTTGTTCGCCATCGAACTTAGTTTCTTGTTGTTGGCTATCCAGTTGTTGGCCAGATTGATTGATGATGTTAACCGTTACTTTATTAGCTCCTTCACCGCCAATCATCTTACGTGTTTGGCTTGCATTGTAAATGCGATGAGAAGAGTTGAACTGTAAGAGCTCTGGACCATTCTCACCAACTAATGTCATACCTGCAGGAGCAATACCACCGCTTGCGAACTTACCAAAGCTATTACCTGTAAAGGCAGAACTGAAAGAGCCGCCACTAGCAAACGAAGATACCCCGCCACGACCGGCACCTATAGCACCGATACCGCTCACCACTCCACCAAATAGACTTTGTAGCTTAGGCTGTACATACTGTTGGAAGGATAGATTTACGAGCATTTTAAGGATACTGTTTGTAATATCCTTGAAGATATTCTTAAGCCCCTTACCGAATGACTCAGCACCAGTTGCGATGTTTTCCAAGTGACTAGTAAATGAGGAGTTAATACTGCTCATTGTGCTATCAAAGGTAGACTTGGCTAGGTCGCCATAGTTCACTACCTCTAAGCTATACTGTCTAGCACCTTCTTGTAGACTAGTACGCAAGTTACGTCCGGCCATTTCCCATAGCTTTTGCTGAGCTTCAACGAGGTTCTTTTCTACTTGCAAGCGTTGAGTAGCGCTTAACTGAGCTTCATTAAGTTCTCGTTGAGCGAATTCGATGTATGCTCGTAACTGTTCATTAAGTACTTGGTCTGCATCCGATTGGGATATCCGCCCAAGCCTTACTAAGTTAGATTGATGTTCAGAGTCCTCGTTAAGTTGCGTATATGCTAACTCTCTGATTTTCTGTTCCGTATCAGCAGTAATCTTTAGCTTCTCAGCATTAGCTCGTTTTTCAGCTAATGTCTTATCACCAACTGCCTTTGTGTACTCACGAACGTTATCGTCAATTTGAGCCTTTTGGGCTTCGGCTTCCGTCTTGAGTAATTGCAAGCGATCACCTGTGCGTTCAAGGTCAAGTTTCGAGATTTCCTCGTTCATCTTACGTACACGGATTTTTTGATTACGGTCTGCTTCTTCGAGTTTCTTTTGATATACTTCCTCGTTCTTAGCCTTAGCTTCCGCTACTAGGTTAGAACTTGCCAACGCTTTAGCATTAGCATTTTTTAAGGCATCGACTGAGCTACCCCATCCGCCACCAACATTACCGCCATACGATTTTGCATATAGTGCGGTATCTACATAACCTGTTACTGCGCCGAAATCTCCTTCAATAGAACTGGATTGAAGTACTTGTCCAGGTCCCACACCATTAGGCCCATGAGAGTTTGCACCAGTATAGCCACCATTACCATCAGCAATGACTACGTGGTTATCACCAAGTACAACTACACCGTCACCGGCTTTAGGAACATAGCCATCTCCTGGATCATGCCATGCACCTACGGCTCTAGCATCACGCATTATGTATGGGACATATCTAGCAGTACTAACACCGAATGATTCCCTGATACTGTCTGCGAATAGCTTTCCGCAATCTGTAGCCCAGTCCCCTTCAGCGCCTAATACGTACTTCTTACCTAACTGAGCATTAGCCGCCTCTAGTACACTTGACGCTTGACCAGCACCTCCGCCACCATTTAAGCCGGCTGCAGAACGAATAATCTCACGGATATTCTTATTATTCGTTTCGTATTGGTTCTTAGCATTAAGCTTATCGATTTCGTATTGGCTACCATCAATCTCCAAAGATTGAAGAGTAAGACTACGGATAAGCTCGTTAAGACGTTCTACCGAACTTGCTAGTTTTTCAGCTGCTTGTTCTGCCTTTTTAGCCGCTGCCTCTTGGGCTTTAGCCGCCTTATTAGCTTCTTCATTAGCCTTGTTGATAGCCTCATTATTAGTAAGCCCATTCTTGGCATCATCAATTTCTTTTTGAAGTTTCTCTTGCTCCTCTTCGGCTTTCTTCTTCGCAGCATCTGCCGCTTCCTTAGCCTTAATAGCAGCATCGATTTGAGCTCCTTCTTCTTTCGTTGCCAAGCGATCGTTCTTTACTAGTCCAAACCAAGCACTATCTTCTACATAGTAGCGCCCATCATGCTTAGCCATGTAATCAGAATTAGTGCCAGGTGCGTTTAGGTTTCTATGAGCTCTAAGTCCATTAACTTCAACACCTAGGTCTGTGCCTTTGGTCTGTTCCTTATAGCGATAATCTAATAGTGCCTTACCGGCTAAACCAATAGCGGTTGCTAATGCAAGCCAAGGTCCGGCGGCTGCTATAGTAGCCAATCGCATGAACTTCAATGCACTTGTAATGGATTGAATTCCTGTGATTGCTATACTAGCTTCTAAGCCGAATTTAATAAGTCCTGCGATAGCTTCCTTTTGTTCTGTGGCTAGATTACTATAAGACTTTGTTAGATTGATTGCACCTTGTGCATATTCCATAACCACCGGTAAAAGTTCTTGACCAATCATAATGGCCAATCTCTTGCCGGTCTGTTCCATATCTTTTAACTGACGATTAAAGGCAGCGGACTTTTTAGCAGCTTCATCATCAATGATGAGCCCCATTGCTCTTGCACGGTCTTCGACTTGCTTCATGGCGTCTGCTGACATATTTAGCATTCCATGAAGTTGGTATCCGGTTTTACCGAATAGTTCCATTTCAACCCGTGTCTTTTCAGCACCGTCCTTCATGTTCCTTAATCGGTCTTGAATGATTTTGAACACTTCAAGGGTATTCTTGCCCTCAATCTGATCAATGCTAACACCTAGCCGACTGAACATGTCAGTAGCTAGTTTACCTTCTGCGGATGCAACTTGCATTTTATCTTGTGCGTTAGACACAGCCTTCGCAAATTTAGCGAATGCTACAGTACTAACATCAGTAGCTACACCCATATAGTTTGCAACGGAGAGGAATGTACTTGCTTGCTCAGCAGTCGCACCTGTTAAGGATTGCATCTTCTTTACTGATAAGTTCCAAGCTAGTGCCTCTTTTGCGAGTTTTGAACCAAGACCGGCAAGACCGGCACTCGCACCAATGGCAAACATTTCATTCTTTAACTTTGAAAGCTCTGCAACTGTTCCCTTAGAGGTAGCGGCGATTTTCTCTAAACCGGCTTTTGCATTCTTATCGGTCAGTTGCACTACGATATCTACTACGTTATTCGACATCCTTATTCATCGCCTCCATTTCTAATCCCTCCAATATCCACATAAGACTAAATAACATCGGATTTAGATTAATGTTATTAATCTCAGCCACTGTACGTATAGCCGGATAGTCGAACCCGGCTAGTCCGCCTGAGTGGTAATTTCTTTGACTGCGTGATAGGTTATACAGTTTCATAGCCAGTTTTGAACCGAATAATAGGCGTGGTGGGTTAAAGTCACACTCGGAGCAGTCGAAGGACTGCTTTGTAGCGGTTTGTAATTCCTTACATCCCTTGCAGTACTTCGGCCTATCCGAGGACATCCACCTCCACGCCTCTTCTAGTTTTTTTCTGTTTCTTCTTGTAGTTGGTAAGTTAATGTAATGACTTCACCGGCGAAGTTCATTGCGTCCTTATCACTTACAGTATTGAGTTGTTCGTCTGTGAGTTCGTACACATCCGTTAAGATGAAACGCATAATATCACGACTACGTACAATAGATGCAACTTGATCATCAACATCTACTGGACAATACACGAAGTCTAGACCGGCTTTAATTAACGCATCACGCTCAGTCCATGTAAGGGCTCTTGGTTTTAATTCTTTACCTTGAATATTCATAGTTACCTCCTAATGAGTTCTATTAGTAAGATGTTTGGCTATTAACCAATTCAAATACTACTGCAGATTGACCGGCATCATCGCCATAATATGCTTTGAATGGAAGTTCAATATTTACGCCTTTAGGACCATCGATACCAGGAGAGTTACGTTCGTAAATCAATTCCGGTAACTTAATAGTCAAGGAGTTAGTACCTTTAGTAAGCGTTAATTCTAAGCTAGACTCTGTACCGTTTACTGCTTTATTTAATAGGTCCATGTTTTGGAAGAAGGCTTTAATAGTACCGGATACGCCGATAATACCTGTATCGATGTAAGTGCGGAAGCCTTTACCACCGATAGCATAAGAGTCACCATCCAAACCGAAGTCAATGTCAAGGCTCATGGACAATACATTCGCTACCGTAACGCCACCTTCTTTTATGGTGGCTTCGAGGTTTTCGAATGGAGTAAATGTAATAGACTTAGGTGCAGTATCGAAGGGCACCGCCGCCATAGTTTCTTTACAGCCCATTACATCAATAGATGCAGTTAATTCAGCATCACCGCCGAAGTTTAAGGACATTTTATTCATACGTACGCCACTGAATTGTTGGTAAGTACTAATGTCTTTATAACCTTGTTCAAAGGTAGCAGATGGCATATCTGGACCAATTTTAAATACGTGTTTCTTGCCGGAGCCCTGCGCTGTTGTGGTTGGAGCACCAAAGCCTAGCTTTAACCAATAGCCAAAGCCCAATACATCAACTGGTGGAACAATGCTACCAGATGTATCAATATTACCGCGACTAGGTGCCGCCGGATTACGTGTACCTCGAATAACAGAGGAGTCATTCAAGTTTTGGCTAGCCTTCAAGGAAGAGCTGATAATAGGCATTACCACGCCACCGGTAGATGGTGTAGTACCGAAGTCAGTTTCAAAGGCCATTGTAAGAGAAGATTGTGCACCTTGTGCACGTTTAGCTACTGCCATGTTTATCCTCCTAATATTCAACATTACCGCCAATTACATGCGGTATTTCTATAGTGAGTGTGGCTTTACCCGGATACACCGGACGCCACGAGATATTGTCTGTTTCGTAGTCAATGTTAATGACTGGGTAGTTAGGGTTAACTGCCATGATACATTCGATGAGAAGTTGGCCAAGTTCGTCACACTCGAACGCTCCTGTGTATTTCACTACACGTCCTTCACGTTCTGCCTCAACTCGTACTATTCCCCATACGAGTTGTAAGGTGTAAGAGTATGAACTAGCCAAGCCCTCGGACTTGTTATCCATCATGATGATCACGCACGGACAATCCTCTTCAAGAGGCGCTCCCGCATCATCATAGCCAATGTAAATACTTAAGTCCTTTCCGAAATGCTCCATGCAGTAGTCGGTAATCTTCTGATTATCCTTAACCGCTTCTGCCCATCTGTTAGCAATGACCGCTAGTGGAATAGTTTGCATTGCTACCTCACTTTATATGCTCGTCTACTAGATGCGAATTGAGTGCTTTTGCCTAGTGCATATTCACCGATTTTAGACTCTAGGTAAGGTACCAACTTAGGCTGTAGGGCTATCCTCATTGGACCAAACGTCTTACGAGGTTTAATCCTAAATGATGTTTTACCCTTAGCAAGTTGAAAGCCACCGGCAAATAATGTCTTACGCATTGGCTCCGTGATTTGTTTCGTATAACCACGCTCAATCTGTTCGCCTAATCGTTTAGCAGACGATGATAACCACCCTACTTTTACTGATTGCGACCTGGCGTCGTATTGGTACCCAACTGCTCGGAACATCTTACCGAGTGGTGTGTATCCGACAGTGGTTTCCTTTACGCCACCTGCTATAAGTTGAGCTCGGGATTTAAGCCCCCAACCTTCTTTATAAGCCTTGCCGCCATCTTGATAAGCACGTCTTACTTTAGCGCCAAATGCTGCCTCAAATTGAGCCCTCATTGTAGGCGGCATGAAGTTAGCATATTTATGGCCACCAGGTGAGCCGGATTTAATGCCTGCCTTGATTTCCTTCTGCATCATCCAACCGACTGACTTCATCGCTTTACGAGTCCAATCAGGTTTCGTCTTAGCTATAAATTCAAGATACGGTGTAGCAGTGTCAACGATGGTAATTGGTGAGTTACTCATGGTCTTACCGTCCTAACGTTGGCCACAATTTCAAGACAGTGCATTTTAGCGTCGCTATCGGAGATATGATCCACATACCACTTCTTACCATTGATGTAGATTACATCTTTAGTCTTAGGTAGTGGCACGTCCTTAGTTCTAACCCATACCTTAGCCTTATCAGCAAGGCCTGTTACGAATCCGGAACCTTTACCGTCATACTCACCGATTTCTACACTAGCCTTAATCTGCTTACCTTCATATGTTATTTTCTCGCCAAATACATCGAGTAAGGCGCTTTCATCATAGGTCAGCATATGTTATACCTCGTAGAGTGAATGCGGTCCATGTGGACCGCATTTCATTAAAAATACAATAATTAGTTTTTCAACATTACTGTAACAGTATCTTGAGTTGCAGTCTTAGGTTCTACTGCGATACCCAATGGTTTACCACCAGTTTTAGCAGCTTTACCAGAAGCGAAGTTTACTGCATCACCTACAGCGTATGTATCAGATTTATTAGCGTCTACTTTGAATACGCCAGTTACTTTTAACGCACCCATTTCATCTTTCTTAATATCTGTTACTGCTACACCGTGAAGTGCGCCTGCTTCTACAATGTCACCAGCTTTTACATCCGCTGTTGCCACGTAGTTGATTCGGTCTGTTTCATATACGAATTTTGCCATATGTATTTACCCCCTAATTATTTACCTGCGTTTTTGAATACACCACGGAAGTCAAGAGCACTTACGCCACAGTCAAATGCTACTTTGTACTCGATGCCATCTACATCAAAGCCTTGGCGAGTTTCAAGGCGTGGAGTTTCAACGCCATTCAAGTAGGTTACTTCAATAGTGTCATGTTGAGATGCGTCAGCTACTAAGTACCATGCATCTGGATCAGTTAATTCAGCATCTGCTACAACTACGAAGCGACCTTTGTAAGGGTTAACTACACCGGAGTTTACACCGTCTACTGCAGCAGTAGAGTTAACAATTTGGTATGCAGTCATTTCGAGTTCTGGAGGAACTACCAAGTATTTAGGTGTGATGTTAAGAGTAGCATCACCAGTAATACCTTTTTGACGGCGCATAGCAGTAATTGCTTTTGCGATTGCTTTAACAGATAATGCTTCACCTGTACCTGCAACGTTACCATGTTTTGTATCGAACAATGCAATATTGTCTTGCATTTTAACGTTACCAGTTAATTGAGCGTATACCATTTTGTTTACTAAGCGTTTCGCTGCGGAACCGTATTTAGTAGCAATTTTGGAGAACAAGCCTAAGTCATCATTGATGATAGCTTGACGAGTGAGGCTGAACAATTTACCATAAGTGGCTACTTTAGTACGAGCAGATGCTTCACCAAGGCTATCATGTGGGAATTGGCCACCTTCAGGAACTAATTCAAGGTTACCTGCTTCAGACAATGCTACGCGTGCAGCTTCTTTGAAGTCACGGTTGGAACCTTTGCCTGCCCAAATTTGGAATGTAGTTTCTGCTTCGTTGAAGCCTGTCATTACAGATTTGTTAGCAAGATTGGACATGATTGCTGGGAATGTGGATGTAGAGTTAATAGCTTGACGAGCCAATTCCATGTTATCGCCGAAGTTAGCTTTCAAGCCTTCACGTTGCAAGGACTCACGAGCCAACTCAACCAAGGAGTGACCACGCAATTCATTTGCACCTGGTGCAGCGTCAGCTACTGGAATACCAACAGCCATTAATACTGCGTCTTGTGCAGCTGCACGGAACTTATCACTTTCAGCTTCGCCCATTGTTACGGACACGCCTTTATTACGTGCGCGTAATTGATCCATTACCATTGCGCGAGCTTCGTCAACGGATACGCCCATTACGATTGCTTCGTCAGCACCTTCTACATCGAAGTCACGGAACAATGCAGTAATTTCGGATGTACGTCTACGCTCTTGCTCCATAGCTTTTTGAAGATCCTCTTGCGTGATACCAGTTTCTACTGGTGTAGATTTTACTTCTTCATTGTTTAAAATTTCTTTTGGATCCATACGTGTGTTATCCTCCTGTGTGTCAATACTTGTATGAATTTCTTCAGCACTACGTCCCACGCCAACAGTAGGGTCAGCAGGAACAGATACAATACTGATTTCTAAAGGTTCCCAATCCGTTACTACATAAGCCGGACCATTAAATCGACCGTTAGTAGATTTGGTATCTTCATCTTCCAATACCTCATATCGGTAGATTGCATAGCCTACACTTACACCTTGTAGCGTACCGGACTGTACCTTTTGGAATATTGTTTCGGATTGTTCATCTGTGTCAAAGCGTACTAACGCTTTACCGCGGTTATCTTCAATCCAAGCCTTTTCAACGTGCCCCACGACCGCATCACGATCATGGTTAAACAACGCTGTACCTAAACCATTATTAAAGCGCTCAAGGTTGATGCACTCTTCATCATGGCAAAGGATTTCATCGCCGAACCAACGGCCATATGGCGTTTCGGAAGAGAAAGATAATTCTACTGTCCGACTATCGGTATCGACTTGATCAATAGTAGTTTCTCGACAATAGTTGCCAAGAACACTACGCTTTTGATGTTCACTCATTACTAGCCATCAGCTCCTTCCTGTGTAGTGTCATCATCGCCCATCGTTAGCGGTTGCAACTCACTGGAATAATCTAGTAATACCCCGAGCTCCTTAGCTCTGTCCTGTTCGAGTTTCCGTTGCTCAAGAACTTCCTCCCAATCACGTCCAGATGATGCGCACACATCCTCTAAAGTTGTAAGACCGGATTTAATAGCCTCTTTATTGGCGTTAACTTCCTTGACAGGGTCAATCCATGACCACCCTGGAGCAAGCCAAGCTACCTCTTGGTATTTGTCCTTGTTCCCTAAGTAGTCAGAAGGTAATTCACCTGCTAAGTAAAGTGCGTCAATAAAGGCTTTCCAAATCGGCATACAGAAGTGTGTGATTACAAATTTCTGCACTTGACGGAATGTCTTTTGGTCCTCTAACAAGTTTTGCCTTGCAGCTGAGAAATTCCCAGATATATTACGCGCTACGATGTCAGCGCTCATACCAAGACCGGACGCTACGCGTCTAGTCTGAGTTGCTGAATATTCGCTTGCAGTACCGGCATTGCGCTTAGGGTCTGCAAACTCGATGGACTCACCAGGGCTTAGGTGTCTAACCATACCTGGTGCCATTGTGATATTAGGTCTGCCTTTGCTATCTCTTGGTAGCATGGACGTTTGTCTTGCGGAGTTTTGAGAGGTTACGAAAACACTGAAGCACGCTGCAACTCGTGCGGCGATTAAATCAGCATCCATGTACTCGTCGATATCGTGAATCCGACGCAATACTAACGCCAATAAGCTTATGCCCCTAATCTGAGATGGACGCTTAGGCTTGAATAACAAAAAGGCTTGGTCTGTTGTTAACCGAACTGTATCAAAAGAACGTAGCCCCATTGGGTCAGTTTGGCTTATGTGGTAAGCTACTGGCCTGCCATGTTCGGTAACTTCTACACCGTTGATGATATTATTCTTGCCGTTTGTGATACTTACTGCGCCAATGTTTTCAGCCTCTATCAACTGAATGGATAACGGTAAGTACGAGCCTTGTGAGGTTTTATTAACTAAAATCTCACCGTCATACACCATACGTCTTAGAGCCATTTCTTGTAGTTCATAAAAATTAGAAATGCCCCTAATGTCAGCGTTTTCAGGTTCCGCCCATTTAGCCCATGCTTTCTCAATTTTCTTATTAAGATCGTTGTTTAATTTACCATTGCGGTTTCGCACTTTAGCTTGTGGGACAATACCCGCGCCGATTACATTTCGTAACAGTGCAATCACAGCGGCTTCTGCTAAGTCACTGTTCAT